TTCCGGGCTGTTTTTTCAGGCGATCCGCGTCATGCGGGAGATGATGGAGGCGACGGGCGGCGAGTACCCCCGCGCCTTCATTTTCGAGAACGTGCCGAACCTGCTCAGTATAAATAAAGGCAACGACTGGAAAACCGTAATGGATGAATTTACCGAACTCGGCTTTATCTGCGACCCTAATTTGCTGGACTCGCAGGAATTTAAGATAGCGCAGCGCAGGAAACGTATTTTTGTTTTAGGAATTAACCGCAAATATTACAAGCCCGATTATTTTACCGATATACCAAACAACCGCGCCAAACGTATGCAAAAGGCTGTTAAGGCATGGGGCGGCGAGACCTTCCATGGTATAACCAGCCGTCCCCATGAAATCCGCCGACAGCACCTTTCGGAAATCCTCGAACGGGACGTTGACCCGAAATATTACCTCAGTATAGCCGCCTGTCTCGGCATCCTACGCAGGATAGACGCAAAACTAAAAGAAATCCCTCGGCTACTGCGCTCCGCTTTGGAATTCCAAGCGGAGATTTTTAATCCGGGTAAGAACTCCGATTCTTCAGGCTGCACCACCGTCGCAGACCGCTCACTGCTTGAGGAAAGCATGGATGACGGCACTTGTTCTTTTGAACCGGGAGCGACGGCAAGGCTGCCGAAAGGTAAGCATTGGAGCGGCATCGCTCCGACCTTACGGGCTGAGAGCGGCGACAACGCCGTCAGCGTGGCTTTCGAGGCGGGCTCCATGATTCGCAGGAACGGCGGCGTGTGGGATGATATTTCCCCGACGCTACGGGCGGAGGCTCACGGCGGGGACAACCAGCCCGGCGTTGCGTTCTCAGTCGAAAACTATCCGAAGGATGGGCGCGTTAAGCTTGACGAAAGCGGCACGGTGCAAACCCTGACTTCACATATGGGAACCGGCGGCAATTCAACACCCTTATGCGCGGAGCCTGTGGCTTACGGTATTTCATCAATGGCGTCTAACGCAATGTGCAGCCCGAGCCCACATTCAGGCATATACGAAACCGACACGGCAAAGACGCTCGACACCTCTACCCAGTCTCCCTCGAATCAGGGCGGGCTTGTGGTCTGCATGGAAGGCAACGGGCAGCGGCCGTCCCATAAAGGCAGCGGCGTCAGCGAGGACGGGACTGCCTATTCTTTAAATACAGTCGAGCGGCATTGCGTTTCATATGCCATGACCACGGGCAGTTACGCGCAAGCCTTGGAAAATAAGGCTCCGACACTTCAAGCAAGAGATTTCAAGTCAGCCCCGATAATTACCCGACCACCTGAATACATAGTCCGTAAACTCACTCCTACAGAATGTCTTGTATTAATGAATCTGCCGCGAGACTGGTGCGAGGGTATTGCCGTGGAAAACCCGACCGAGTTGGATTACCGCTTTTGGAAGGGCGTTTTCGCTGCCCTCGGCAAGAAAAAGAGCCAAAAACAAATCGACCGCTTTCTCGCAAAACCATATTCGGATAGCGCCTGTTATAAAATGGCAGGAAACGGCGTCGTGGTATGCGTGGCGCAATGGGTTATGGAGGGCTTCGTCGATTACGCGCGGCACATGGACCGGGAATCCGATTGTCGTTAATGACACTTATACTTAAATACCCCCGATTATCATTGTTGGAAAATGGTATTGCTATAATTCAAAATGTACGCGAATATAGGGATGCTGAAGGGCGCGGCCCCGGCAAATATATTCAAGGAGTCAAAGATTATGGAACTGAAATTCAACCTCAAAGGCAGCGAAAGAAAATCCCTCGTAGGCGCAATCAGTAGCGCGCTAAATTCCCCCGCCGAATACCTCGGAGCTCCGACCTTCGCATATCGCGTATGCGGATACCGCATCGACAAAGAGGGTACGCTCACCGGCCCCGACAATTTGGAACTGGTCAAGGCACTCAAGGAGCAGGGCTTCAGCTGTGAGATTGCGTATCTCACGGAGCCGGTTATTATCACCGTTTTTTCCGAGGAAGCCGGGCAGGAAGACCATCTGCTCGACCTGCCGAGCTATGAGTTCGGCGAGATTATGAACACCGATGATATTCCGGCGCTGAAACAATTGGCCGCTCTTTTGCTTAATCTTCCTTACGACTGGGTGATTATTAAGGTGGCCTGCTTGGTGCATAACCCCGACAACGATAACAAAAGCGAGATGACGACAATATGGTCAACGGACATTGCTGACGGTGATGCGCTTGAAACCGAAGCCGCTGCCCCGAAGCGCAAGGGAATTCTCGACACGCTGGTCGATGAACTCAACGCCAACGCTGAAGACGGCGAACATTGGGAGCGGCTTCACAGGACGCCGACCATTATCGACAACGGCGGCCGCGAACATAACCTCGACGGTACGTTCGCCCCTATGACCGAGCGCGAGGAGCTTGGGCTTGGGCGCACCCGCCGCGACCCCGTCGGCGAGGACGGGATGCAGGCAAGCGACGTCCCCGACAGTATAACGATTGAGGTTCCCTTCGCGGGCGATGGAGAAATCCTCCGCTCCCTTCTGCAGAGTAAAGCCTCGCTGATACAAAAGGCACTCGGCGAGGACGCTTTTTGGTACAGCCCGGAGTCTGAGTACAGCCCTGAGAACCCCGGCGGCTGGTACGGGCCCGCGCCCACCGAAAACATACTGCCTATAGAATTCACCGACGATACGGTTTCATTCGAATGGTTCAAATTCGGGGTTTACGGCAGCATCCTCGCGGCGTGGGAGGCCTTCCTTTGCGCAGCGGTCGAATTTTCAAAAACCGCCAAGCACGTGACCGCCAAAGACAAGCCTGTCGAGAGTGAAAAATTCGCTTTTCGCAATTTCATGGTAAAGATAGGAATGAACGACGCCGGGAACAAAGCCCACAGGAAAACGCTGCTCCGAAACCTCACGGGCGACGCCGCTTTCGCGACAAAGGCGAGCAAAGAAAAATGGCTCGCCAAGCATGGCGGTTCAAAGAAAAACACGGAGGTGACCGCCGATGAATGAGTTTATTTCCAAAGCCGCCCTTGAAGCCCGCCGGGCGCGGTATAAACCCGGCGTCAGGGTGGAACTGGTCAGGTTCGAAGACCCGTATTCTTCTCTAAAGCCCGGTGACCGTGGGACAGTTGAATTCTTGGATGATACAGGCAGCGTTCATATAAAATTCGATAACGGAAGCTCTCTCGGAGTCCTGTATGGAGTCGACGAAATCCGCCTTGTCGAATAAGCCTGCTGAGCCGCTATAATCAACAGTTATAGCGGCTCAGCCGTCTCATATGATTGGTACGTTTATGCCAAAATAGAACTTGCTATATTTCTAAATATGATTTATAATGTGCATACAATAAAGAACGGAGGACACGGGCATGACGAAATACACATTGGAAAGCTGCCAAAAGGACAGGGATTTGCAGGAGCGGCTAAAGGGATACATGCACAGCAGCAAATGGGAAGAAAGAGAACAGCGCGACGCCTACTGGGACGCCTGCTGCCGTGCGGACGCCTTCCTTGCCGGCGGGCAGGCGGCGGCGGAAGCGCAAAACGGCAACCCCATAAGCAGCAGGCGGCTGCCTTGGAGCGGAAACCGCTCAGACGACAGCCTTGCGATTTTCGCCGGGGAGCTTGCCGCGAACGGCGTGGAGCGGGTCTTGCTCGACACGAACCAAAGCACGGCCTTCGGCGAGCAGCTTGCGGGCTTTTCCAAAGCCGGGTGGCTTATCACAGGCACGGAGGAAAAAGAGGCAAACGAGTGGGGCGAACCCAAAACGCAGACATTCCTTGTTTTGCAGCACGTTTCTTGACCGCATTCACTTACGAACGGAGGAAAATACGATGTGGGAAAGCGGCACTATTTGGATTGCAGACAGCAAGGTTGGTTATGACTATTGGGTCAAGCGCTATGGGGAAAGCAGCGAATACGGCATCGAAAACAACGGGCGCATTTCAAAGCTCTGCATCCGCAGGCACGGCGGGACGAGAGACCTCGTTAATTACGATAGGTCATGGGACGTCGAAGTACCCGACAACGACGAAATCAAAGGGGTCTACGGCCTGCTGATTAAAAAATACAACTGAGGAGGCGAGAAAATGAACTACGATACAATCATGAGCCAACTGCCCGAGGGGGCAAAAATCCTGCGGCAGTACACTGGTTTCGAGGACGGCAGCCACCGCGTTATCGTCAAATTGCCGGACAGGGAGTTTGAGACCCGCTACATAGTCTGCGAGGACAAGGACACGGGAGCGGAAGTGCTGATCGAAAAGCCATAACCAAGAAAACAGCCGAGGCAGCCCCGAAAGGGGCGCTGTCTCGTATAAAATATCATGGGTGCTGCTTCGGCAGTGCTTTTTTAATTGCGGGAGGAAATAAAAAAATGAACACAGAAAAACCAAAATTCTCCGTTGTAAATTTGTCTGGCGGGAAGGATTCCAGCGCCCTCCTGCTTATGATGGCCGAGCGAAAGATGCCCATTGACGTCATTTTGTTTTGCGACACGGGATTGGAATTCGAATCCCTTTATGACCACCTCGACAAGCTCGAAAAATATGTCGGCATCCCTATCACACGCATCAAAGCAGAAAAATCCTTCGAATATTATATGTTCGAGCATAAACCGAAAACAAGATACGACACGGCTCTCAGCCGGGAGTACGGCGCCGACCGGGTCGGCAACGGCTGGCCGGGGCCGCGGATGCGATGGTGTACCTCGCGGCTGAAGACCGACGTCATCGCCGCCTACCTCAAACCCCTCAGAAAGCAATATGACATTGTTGAATATGTCGGCATCGCGGCTGACGAGGCCCACCGCGTCAAGGACAAAAACTATCCGCTGGTGGATTGGGGCGTCACCGAAAAACAGGCCCTGGAATACTGCTACGCGAAAGGTTTTGATTTCGGCGGGCTTTATGAACTGTTCGACCGGGTGTCGTGCTGGTGCTGCCCGCTGCAGGGGTTAAAGGAGCTTCGAGCCCTGCGGATACACTTCCCCGAACTGTGGGCGCAACTCAAAGAATGGGATGAACGCTCATGGCGCAAGTTCCGTGCGGACTATTCCGTGGAGGAGTTGGAGCGACGATTCGCTTTTGAAGAAGAGCGCCTCGCGGCGGGGTTATCTATATCGAACCGTGATTTCTTCAAGAAGCTTAAAGCGGTTTTGGGGAAATGACCGTGCCGTGAAACCGTTATAATGTATACAGTTATAGCAGTTCTCACGCCCTTAAAGTTTGTACATATTATGCGAAAAAAGAACTTGCTATAATTCGATTTATGATTTATAATGTACTTACACCGAAAGGGAAAAAACAAAAACGGAGGGCAAGGGCATGACAAAGGTCAACAGGGATTTAGAAAAGAAGATGGCGGTGTCGAAGGAAAACGCGCTGAACAAATTTATCGGGCAAATCGGAGAAATCAGCGAGAGGCTTGCCGAGCTTCAGGAGTATACCGAAAATCACATGAATTACAGCCCGGAAGAAATCAACTGGGGCCATGTCGGCACGGCAGGCTGGTTCCTCGAAAGGCTCACCGAGCTTGCGGACAGCACCTACGGGCGCGGCGAATTCGCCGAATAAACATTGAACGGAGGCAAGTCGATGACAAACACGAATTTAACCGCAGGGACTAAGGTGCGGGCGCACAAAGGGAACTGCAGCATGGGCGGGATGTTCATTTATGAGGTTTTTCGCAGCGGCGAAATAATCAAGGTCAACGGAAAATCAATCCGGGTCAGGCTCGACGACGAAAGGCGCACGACAAACGGCAACACCACAAGCGAGAGCTTGCTGAACACAAACGCAACCTTCGCTTTTTGGAAAACCGGAAGCGACAGCGGCAAGGCGCTTTACAAAAACGCACAGTTTGGAATCATCACAATTTGAAAACGGAGGCAAGCGACATGAAAAAGATGGAAAAGGAAATCGCCCGCATAGCAGAGGACATTCTCAGAATTGAAACCCTCGAAACCCGGCGCAGCGACGAGCTGGATTTTTACGACCGCGCCGTGTGGAGCATCAAAGCCGCTTTAGAGGGAGCTTACAGGGCGGGGCAAAAAGACGGAAGGACACAGAAATGACGGATTTGACGATGAAGGAGCTGCGGCTCCACACCCTGCGGGGCGACATACAGCAGATCGGGATGGAAAGCGATTACAACAAACGCGGCATTCGGAAGATTTTAGAACGGCGGTATGTACACGGCAAAGAAATCCCCGTCACCCAAGAAGAATTCGACAGCGTGTTGGATGAGGAATACAAAAAGGTCGAGGCATGGCGCAAAAACAATGCATAGGCTTGAAAACGGCAGAGGGGCGCCCTTCGGGGCTTTTCCTCTTGTGAATATATATACGGGACAATTACAGCGAGTTATAATTTAAAAAGATTTATTAATATATTTTCAAAATAGGCTTGCTATTTAAATCGTTTTAAGCAATATATAGTGATGCCGACCGCATCTGCGGCGGCAAATATATTATGCGAGGAGTTTTTATTGTGAACCTAACAAAAAGCGAACTGGTGGATTTATGGCGGAACAACGACAAGCGGAGGGAATTTTTCAAGGGCTACAAGGCGTGGGGCGTATGGCTGACCGTGCCGGAGCTCGGGCTTGCGTACTACAAATACATACTGCCGGACGGGTGCAGGCTGATAGCGATGGAATACCAAAGCAAAAACCGCTACCCGGCTTACGGCGGCGATGAAATCCAGACCGCCGCATCGCACTATTTGTGGGAAGGCGAATATTTCAGCCCGAGCCCGGCGAGCGAATACGAGATCGTGGACAGGCTGAAAAAGCTGAAAGCGGTATTACAGGCGGAGCTTCGCTCCGAAGCGGACGAATGATATTAAAAAACGGCTATATGATAAGGGTTCCTTCGGGGGCTCTTTTCTATTATATATATACATTAATATAGGGGCTTTTTTAAAGCCTTAATTTTATGCCACAGGGAGGCGGCTGTCACGCGGAAACTGAAAAAATACACCCCCACGGCATTCAAGGCGGCGAATTCGGCCTACGACAAGGCCGCCGCCGACCACGCGGTGGCTTTCATCGAGGCCCTCTGCCATACCAAAGGCACATGGGCGGGTACGCCCTTCGACCTCATCGACTGGCAGGAGCGGATCGTCAGGGACGTGTTCGGGATCGTAAAGCCGGGCGGCTACCGCCAGTTCAACACGGCCTATGTGGAAATCCCGAAAAAACAGGGGAAGTCGGAGCTTGCCGCCGCCATCGCCCTGCTGCTCACCTGCGGGGATTTCGAGGAGCGGGCGGAGGTCTACGGCTGCGCCGCCGACCGCCAGCAGGCCTCCATCGTCTTCGAGGTTGCGGCCGACATGGTTCGGATGTGCCCGGCCCTTTCCAAGCGGGTGAAATTATTGGCGTCTACCAAACGGCTTGTTTATCTGCCTACAAACAGTTTCTATCAGGTTCTTTCCGCTGAAGCATATAGTAAACACGGCTTTAATATACACGGCGTGGTGTTCGACGAGCTACACACGCAGCCCAACAGGAAGCTTTTTGACGTTATGACCAAAGGCTCCGGCGACGCGAGGAATCAGCCGCTGTATTTCTTGATTACCACAGCCGGGACGGATACCCATTCCATCTGCTACGAAACACATCAGAAAGCTGTTGACATTATCGAAGGGCGCAAATTCGACCCGACCTTCTATCCCGTCATATACGGCGCAAAAGAGGAGGACGACTGGACGTCCCAAAAAGTGTGGAAGAAAGCGAACCCCTCCCTCGGCATCACCGTCCCCATCGAAAAGGTCAAGGCCGCCTGCGAATCCGCCAAGCAGAACCCCGCAGAGGAGAACAGCTTCCGGCAGCTCCGCCTCAACCAGTGGGTGAAGCAGGCCATACGCTGGATGCCGATGGCGAAATGGGACGCCTGCGGGCAGTTGACAGTTGACAGTGGAAAGTTGACAGTTTTTGTGGAACGGCTGGAGGGCAGGATCTGTTATGGCGGCTTGGATTTGTCAAGTTCCTCCGATATCACAGCCTTTGTACTCGTTTTCCCGCCAACTGATGATGACGATAAATATTACGTCCTGCCGTATTTTTGGATGCCGGAGGAAAATATCGGCCTCCGCGTCCGCCGCGACCATGTGCAGTATGACCTTTGGGAAAAGCAGGGTTTTCTGCTGACTACCGAGGGCAACGTAGTTCATTACGGGTTTATAGAAAAGTTTATCGAAAAGCTCGGCGAAAAATACAATATCCGCGAGATCGCATTCGACCGCTGGAGCGCGGTACAGATGGTTCAGAACCTTGAGGGGCTTGGGTTCACCGTCGTCCCCTTCGGCCAGGGGTTCAAGGATATGTCCCCGCCCACGAAGGAGCTTATGAAGCTGACCCTTGAGCGGAAGCTCGCCCACGGCGGCCACCCCGTCCTGCGCTGGATGATGGACAATATCTTCATCAAGACAGACCCGGCGGGCAATATCAAGCCCGACAAGGAAAAATCGACCGAAAAGATAGACGGGGCGGTGGCCACGATTATGGCGCTCGACCGGGCGATCCGCTGTGGCAACGATACAAGTGAGAGCGTTTACGCGCACCGAGGGTTATTAATTTTGTAGACCTTTTCATTATTATATATCATATTTAAAAATATGTAAACTTAAAAATAGGAGATGCTTATGAATCCTTTTAAAACAATGTTCCGTTCCCGCGACAAACCTCAGAACCGCGTAGGCGGCGGGTGGAGCTTTTTCTTTGGAAATACGACAAGCGGCAAGCAGGTAAACGAACGCACGGCACTACAAACCACGGCGGTCTATGCCTGCGTTCGGATTCTCGCCGAAGCCGTGGCGAGCCTGCCATTACATTTATATAAATATACCGCCGACGGCGGGAAAGAGCGTGTGGCTGACCATCCGCTCTATTACTTGCTCCACGACGAACCTAATAATGAAATGACCTCGTTTGTTTTCCGCGAGACCCTCATGGCGCACCTATTAATATACGGAAACGGATATGCACAAATAATCCGTGACGGGCGGAATCGGGTATTGGCTCTCTATCCTCTGCTCCCAAACAAGATGGAGGTCAGCCGCTCCGCGAAAGGCGAACTGATATATACATATAACCGTGAAAACCTTGACGGCGGGAAGCTGACCCTCCGAAAAGACGAGGTACTGCATATTCCGGGATTGGGGTTTGACGGCCTTGTCGGATACTCACCCATAGCGATGGCGAAGAATGCCGTGGGCATGGCCATCGCAACCGAGGAGTACGGCGCCGCCTTTTTCGCAAACGGGGCTAACCCCGGCGGCGTCCTCCAGCATCCCGGCATTATAAAAGATATCCAGCGCGTCAAGGATTCTTGGAACACCGCATATCAGGGTTCCGGCAAAGCTCATAAAGTCGCCGTGTTGGAAGAGGGCATGGAATTTAAAGCTATCGGCATTCCTCCCGAGCAAGCCCAATTTTTACAAACACGCAAGTTTCAAATAAATGAAATCGCCCGTATCTTTAGGGTGCCGCCCCATATGGTCGGGGACCTTGAAAAGTCAAGTTTTTCCAATATAGAGCAGCAGAGCCTGGAATTTGTGAAGTATTCGCTTGACCCGTGGGTTGTCCGCTGGGAGCAGGCCATACAGCAGTCTTTGATTTTGCCGTCGGAAAAAGGCTCATTATTCGTCAAGTTCAACGTGGACGGTTTGCTCAGAGGGGACTATAAATCGCGCATGGAGGGCTATTCCACCGCCCGGCAGAACGGCTGGATGTCGGCGAACGACATCAGGGCTTTGGAGGACATGAACCGCATACCCGAAGAGAGCGGCGGGGACTTGTTTTTGGTCAACGGCAATATGCTACCCCTGCACGAAGCCGGGAAATTCTACAGGAAGTCCGGCGATACGTAAAACCCCCTATACAATTATATATATACATAAAATACGAAAGGATGATTTATATAAAATGCTTTTGGAAATGGGTGCGCGACGAGACCACGGGGGAGCGCACCCTCTATCTGAACGGCCCCATAGCCGAGGAGAGCTGGTGGGGCGACGAGGTCACGCCCAAAATGTTCAAGGGCGAGCTTCTTTCGGGCTCCGGCCCGGTCACGGTCTGGATCAACTCGCCGGGGGGCTGCGTGTTCGCGGCGGCGCAGATTTACAACGCTCTCATGGAGTACGCGGCTCCCGTCACCGTCAAGATTGACGGCATAGCGGCGTCGGCGGCAAGCGTCATAGCGATGGCCGGGGGCGAGGTTCGGATGTCGCCCGTATCCATGCTCATGCTGCACAACCCCTCGACCATGGCATGGGGCGGCGCGGAGGAGATGCTGAAAGCGAAGGCTTTATTGGACGAGGTCAAGGAATCCCTCATTAATTCCTACGAGCTCAAGACCGGGCTTTCCCGCGCAAAGCTCAGTCACCTCATGGACAACGAGACGTGGCTCTCCGCACACAAAGCCGTGGAGCTCGGCTTCGCGGACAGGATCATGTTCGCGGACAGGGACGCCCCCGAAGATATGGCCTCAGAGGCTTCGTGGAACATGGCAGGAGGGCTGTTCAGCCGGGCGGCGGTGACAAATTCTCTCCTCGGCAAAATCCCTAAACCGAAACCCACGGAAAAAGAACCCGATCCCCCGGAACCCCAGGCTCCGCAAGAATCTGTTGGCATACCCGCCGAGTCGCTGTATAAGCGGCTCAATTTAATATCCCATTCTTAAATAAACAGGAGGAAATTATTTTATGAGCAAGATTATCGAACTGCGCGAAAAGCGCGCAAAGGCATGGGAGGGGGCCAAGGCCTTCCTCGATTCCAAGCGCGGCGAGAACGGGATCGTCCCCCCGGAGGCCGCCGCAGAGTACGAGAGGATGGAGGCGGAGATGGTCGCCCTCGGCAAGGAGATAGAGCGGCTTGAGCGGCAGGGCGCTTTCGACAGGGAGTTCGCGAAGGCGACTTCCGAGCCTATCGTCAACAGGCCTGACAAAAACGGTGAACCGGACGAACCCGGCAAAGGCCCCCGCGCCACCCGCGAGTACAGGAACGCATTCTGGAACGTCCTTCGCGGCCGGGGCGACATGCCTGCCGTTCAGAACTCCCTTAAATTGGGAACGGACAGCGACGGCGGCTATCTCGTCCCCGAGGAGTACGAGCGCACTTTGATCCAAGCTTTGGAAGAGGCCAACGTCATCCGCCGGATCGCGAAGGTCGTCACCACGGGCAGCGACCGCAAAATCCCCATCGTAGCCTCAAAGGGCACGGCCTCGTGGGTTGACGAGGAGGGCGCGATACCCGAGAGCGACGACGCCTTCGGCCAGTACTGCCTCAACGCCTTCAAGGTAGCCACCATGATCAAGGTGTCCGAGGAGCTTCTCGCCGATTCCGTTTTCGACATCGAGAGCTACATAGCCCGGAGCTTCGCCTCCCGCATCGGAGCGAAAGAGGAGGAGGCTTTCGTCTCCGGCGACGGCAAAGGCAAGCCCACGGGCATATTCGCCGCATCGGGCGGGGCGCAGCTTGGCGTTACCGCCGCGTCCTCCACCCTTATCACCCTTGACGAGTTGATGGACTTGTTCTACAGCCTGAAATCCCCCTACCGCCGCAACGCGTCCTTCCTTATGAACGACGGCACGGTCAAGGCCATACGCAAGCTCAAGGACGCGAACGGGAATTACCTGTGGCAGCCCTCGGTCAGGGAGGCTGCCCCCGACACCATACTCGGCCGACCGCTGATCACGTCGTCCTTCGTCCCGGAAATAGGGGCGGGCAAGAAGGCCATAGCCTTCGGCGACTATTCGTATTACTGGATCGCCGACCGCGAGGGCAGGGTGTTCAAGAAGCTGGTGGAGCTTTACGCTTCCACGGGGCAGGTCGGCTTCCTCGCCACCCAGCGGGTGGACGCGAAGCTGATACTCCCCGAGGCCGTGAAGGTGCTTCAGATGAAAGGCGCTTAATCAATGTACGATGTAAAATGTACGATGTACGATTATTGCTTTTTAGGGATTTATTGTACATTGTAAATCGTAAATTGTACATTGGAAAGGAGTGCGGCGTGGTATTGACAGAAAAACTTCTCCCGAAAGTAAAAGCGAACCTAATTCTTCAGCATGATGAAGATGACGAGCTTCTGCGCGGCTATATCCGCGCCGCCGTAAGCTATGCGGAAGGGTACCAAAAAAAGGCGTACAAGAGAACGCTGCCGCCTGCCGCCGAGCAGGCCGTGGTGGTGCTTGCATCGCACTTTTACGAGTCCCGCGACGGCAGCACCGGCGGCTTCTTCGCGGACAGCACCAACGCGGCGGCGCAGGTCTGGCAGGCCGCCCACAGGCTTCTCGCCATAGACAAAGAATGGCAGGTGTAAATATCATAAATTTTAAAATATGGGGGGGGGTGTGAACGTTGTCATTCGGTAAAATGAACGCCATTTTCACTATATATTCCTCAACGCCCGCCAAGGACGCGGAGGGCTTCGCTACCAAAGATGAAACCCTCCTCGCCACGGGCAGGGCGTATTTCGAGCCTAAAAACGGTACGGAGAAATGGAGGAGCAACGCCGTGTTCGCCGAAGCCTCGGCCTTGTTCCGCTTCCGCGCCATCCCCGGTTTGAATATTGATACAACATTATTTATTGTTTGCAATGGGGAACGCTACAATATTATCTCAGCGGAAAACGTCCGGGGCAAAAATATGTATTTTGAGGTTCTGGCGAAAAAGATTGATCCGTCAGCTTGTTAAATTTACAATGTACAATTTACGATGTGCAAATGTGGCACATTTGTACATTTTACACCGTACATTTTACATTTGAGAAAGTCGGTGATTGTTATTGCAAGGGCAGACTTTAAGCTCCCCGAAGATTTTTTATTGAAAATATCCGTATTGGGCGACAGGACGGACGAAATCGTCCCCCGCGTCTTGGAAGCGGGCGGGAAGGTCATGCTGGCGAGGGTCAGGGGCAACCTGCAGGCGGCCATCGGCCGGACGAAATACCCCTCCCGCTCCACGGGCGAGCTTTTGAGGTCCCTCGGCGTCTCGCCCGCGAGGATCGGCCGCAACGGAAACTATGACGTCAAAGTCGGTTTCGCCGAGCCACGGCGTGGCGGCGGGGCAAACGCCAAGATTGCCAACATAATTGAGTACGGAAAGCACGGCCTACCCGCCCGGCCTTTCCTCAAGCCCGCCAAGTCGGCGGCGAAATCTGAGTGCATTGAAACGATGAAAACGAAACTTCAGCAGGAGGTCGACGGGATTTGAACATTTTAACCGAGCTTAACGGCCTTTTAAACGGGCTTGGAATCCCGGTGGAGACGGGGGTGTTTTCGGGCAAGGCCCCCGACGAATATATCGTGGTCATGCCGCTTGCCGACATTTTCGGGGTTCACGCCGACGACCGCCCGCAATGCGAAACGCAGGAGGCACGGCTGTCGCTGTTCAGCAAGGGCAATTATATCAAACGCAAAAACCAAATTGTGAAAGCGTTATTATTCGCTGACTTTACAATAACCGCCCGGCTGTATATCGGGTATGAAACCGACACAGCGTATCACCACTATAATATCGACTGCGGCAAAGCGGTCGATACGCACTATATTACGGATTAGGAGGACTGATTTTTTTGGCGACAATCGGCATGGATTCCCTCTATTACGCGAAAATCACGGAATCGGACGAGGGGGAAGAGACCTACGGCGTGCCGCAGATATTGGCGAAAGCGATAAAAGCGGATCTGTCCGTCGAGCTTGCGGAGGCTGTGCTGTACGCGGACGATTCGGCGGCGGAGGTGATCAAGGACTTTAAAAGCGGCAAGCTATCCCTCGGAGTTGACGACATCGGCGCGACTGCCGCGGCGGACCTGACGGGGGCCAACTGCGACGACAACGGCGTGCTCGTCTCCGCGAGCGAGAACATCGGTCAGCCCGTGGCCGTGGGGTTCAGGGCGCAGAAGCCCAACGGGAAGTTCAGATATTTCTGGCTTTACAGGATCAAGTTCGGCATCCCGGCCACCAACCTTCAGACCAAAGGCGATTCGATTTCCTTCCAGACCCCGACCATAGACGGTACCGTGATGCGGAGGAACAAGCCGGACGGCACAGGCAAGCACCCGTGGAAGTCGGAAGTGACCGAAGGCGGCGCGGGGGTCCCTGCTTCCGTTATCACAGGGTGGTTCGGGCAGGTTTACGAGCCTGTGTACGGAGCGCAAACCGAAGACGAGGAGTGATGATCGATGGGTTCTGATTTTTTCGCCCCCGTTGCCGATAAAATATTGCATTCCGACGGCTCGGTCACCACGATGGCGGGCGGGACTGTCCTCCCCGCAGACCCCGCCCGCGCCGAGGAATACGAAAGCCGCTCCGCCGCCGCAGACAAGTGGCTGCGCCCGGACGGGTCGGTCACGGATATGGCCGGAAATATCATTATGGGTGCTGATGAGAACCGTGCGCTTGACTACGCGAACCGTATGGCTGTTGCGATCCCGTGGTTTTCCGTGGGCGGAGGCCTTGGCGGGGACAGCATATGGATCGGGACGAGGGCTGAATACAACGCCCTGCCCGCCGGGGAGCGGAACGACCCCGATACCGTCCACTTTATAAAGGAAGGCACATAATGGATATGACAAACCAGTACAAAAATTTATACCCCGTGGAGATAGCGGAGATTCTGAACGCCGGGGAAATTGTCTATGACCGCTCCGCGCGGGGCAAGGCATATTTTTACTTGATTTTGGACACTAAGGAGGATAATTGATGTCGCAATCATATTTCAACCTGACCCTCGACACCCTCGCGCCCCAGGGCGTGACATTGAAGCTCAACGCAGGGGCGACCACCACGGGCAGCACGGCGATTACAGCCGCGATAGGGACTTCGGACGCTTCGACTGTCGGCTACACCATGAAGCTCTACGGAGATATCTACGACGCGGCCTTTAACGAGGGCGCTGGGAATTCCGCCTCGTTGACGGAATCGCAGGCGGCGTGGGAAACCTTCAACGCGTCGAAACCCCTCGTCCTGCTCGGCAACGACGGTTTGAAGACCGTCAGGCTCAAAATCCGCGACGACGTCCACAACGCAACTGCCGAAATAACGGCGTCGATAACCCTTGACACGGCCGTCCCCGTCGTAGCCATCACAGGTCCGGACGTGGCGAGGATATCGAAACAGCCCACGAAAAACACAAGCACGATTACTTTTGTGGCCGACAAGCCGTTCCTGTCCTACCGCGTCATGCTCGTGCAGACCGCCAACGCCGAATACGACAACCAGAGCAACGTCCTGATACCCTCGGCTGACGGCTCCGTCAACATGAGCGGGAACGGCACATTCTCGGCCAACGCGTCCATAGAATGCTCAGTCAACGGGACAGACCTGCAGACGGCGGCGGGCGGCTCCGACGGGGCGCATATCATAAAAGTTTTCGTCATGGACGGGAACGGGTGGAGCGTTTAAAGTTTGACTTTCAAACTTCGGAAGGACGGTCATAGCAATGGCTTCAAAAACATACGACTTTTCGGCGTGGGAATCCTATTCCACCTATATACAGTATTCCGACACCCACTTTGCCAAGCAGGAAGGCACGGGCAGTTATGCCTACGCCAACGTAGGGAACACATTATTGGGCGGGAACACATATTCGGGGGCCGTTATATGGTTCGGCGCGCAAGACCTGCCTTCCAATGCCGTCATTACCGGCGCGAGGTTCTACTACCACTTCTTTCAGGAGGGCTCAGGCTCCCTCGCCCGCTCGAATTACCGCATAGCCGTGTACAGAAACAGTTCATGGGTTGACTTGGCCTCCTCCGGGACGAGGAACAGCCCCACCCAGGCCACATGGCAGGAGACCATAGACATACCGGGCCTTACAAGGGCCGACCTGAACAATCAGATAAGGGTCACACAGTTTTTTGAGAACCGCGTCACGGCCGCCCGGCAGCACCGCCTGTACCGGGTCTATCTGACGGTGGAATATACCGTCCCGGCGACGGCCCTGTCGTTGTCGCCTGATACCCTTTCAATGAGCATAGGCGGCAGCCCCGTGCAACTCGCACTGACAAAAACGCCGGAGAACACGACGGATTCCATATCATGGACGAGCTCAAACACGGCGGTGGCTACGGTGACCGGGGCGGGGCTGGTAAGCCCGAAAGCGGCGGGGGCAGCGGTTATAACGGCGAAAGCGGAAAGCGGCGTGACGGCAACCTGCGCTGTCACGGTGTCCGAAACCGTCACGGTCACTCACAGCCCCACGATAAACGGCAACATATCGCCGGGAGCGGGAACTTACAATAAAAGCAGCGTTGTGCAGTTTGTTTTTTCAGCGAATCCGGGGCATATCCTTGAAAGCGTGATAATCGGCGGCGAAACGGTCACGGAGTTTAATGATCCTTCGCAATATTCGCGGGAGATAACCCTAATTTCCAATATCACGCTCGGCGTGACGGCGATCCCGAAAACGCCTGTTGCGATACAGGCGCATACAAGAGAAAAGATATCCGACAAGCCGGGGTATGAAAAGTCAGTGGTGACATATTCGTCTGATATGGATTATGTGGCATATGAAATCCGCAGGACTGCTGCGGGAGCGGAAAGAGGGCGCGGGATCGGTGAACTGCTGGATTCCGGCACAATTAACGTGACCGCTGAGATAGAAAAGGTATTCGAGGCGTATTATTACCACCTTGAGACCGACGGGGATTACGTTGCTTCCGTTTATGTTAAAAACGCTTACGGAATATGGAGCGGCTAATTTAATGGACAATGTACAATGTAAAATGTACAATTTTCCCTTTTGTAATTCGTGCGAAGCAAAAACCTTCATCGTACATTGTAAATTATAAATTGTAAATTGGAAGAAAGGGGATCGGGATATGCCCAACAAATTCACAACCTCGGGCGCGTCGGATTATACGATGAGCAACATGAACGCGCCGGACGGCAATTTCGGCAACGCCTTCAACAACAACGACGGCAGCTGCGGTACGCTGAAGCTCAAAGGCGCGATAGGCGGCGCCTCGGGCAGCATCACATACTACGGCTTCAATTTTACGGCCATACCCGATGCGGCAGTCATCGTGAAAGCCACCCTGCTCTATAAATTCCGAATGTACGGCGGCCTTACGAACGTGAACATGACGAAATGCAAGGTTAATTCCCTGAAATTATACTCAGGGAACGCAGTTTCCGGGACAATCGCATATAACCAGGCTTACGGGGATTTGGGGCAAAGCACCGCCAACGGCGCGGGGCCGATAATGGAGAAGTCCCAGGAGTACCCGAACAATAACGTCAATATGTTTCTGACCGGGGCGAAGATAAACAAGCTCTATTATTCGGCGGACAAAAGCGGCCTCGCTTGGGAGATAGGGTACAACAACCTCGCCGTGGGTTCATATGACAGCGACGTGTACTTCGCCAAGACCATGATAGAGTGGTATCTGCCCGCAAACGGCATCATCGTCACCCCAACCTCCCTGACGATGGACATAAACGACAAGCCCATACAGCTCAGCGCCATAAAAAATCCGGGCATTTCGACAGACGATATCGTATGGTCAAGCTCCAATGCCGCAATTGCCGCTGTGACCGGGGCGGGGCTTGTGACCCCGAAGGCGATGGGGACGGCTACGGTAACGGCGAAAACCGAAAGCGGAAAGACCGCCACTTGCGCTGTCACGGTGACGGAGACCGTCACCGTCTCGCATAATCCCGTAACAAACGGCAGCATATCGCCGGGGGCGGGGGCGTACAGCAAGGGCGACAAAAAGACCTTCACCTTTTCGGCGGATACCGGGTATGTCCTTGAAAGCGTAATAATTGGCAATGAAATAATAACAGAATTTCAGAATCCGTCGCAGTATTCGCGGGAGATAACCCTTAACGCAAATATCACGCTTGGCGTTACGGTCGTTCCCCGTTTCCCCGTTGTGGCACAGGCGCACACGAGGGAAAAAATCTCCGACAAGCCGGGGTATGAAAAATCCGTGGTCGCATATTCGTCTGATATGGATTATACCGAATACGAAATCCGCAGGACTATAAAAGGAGCGGCGCGGGGGCGCGGCGTCGGCGAGCTATTGGATTCCGGCTCGGTCAATGTGGCCGCCGGGGCGGAAACTGTGTTCGAGGCGCATTATCACCACCTTGTGACCGACGGGGATTACATTATTTCCGTTTATGTCAAAAACAATTATGGTATATGGAGCTAAATCAATGTACAATTTACGATGTACAAGGTACAATTATTTCACATTTAAAATTCGTGCACGACACATTCATCGTACATTGTAAATTTTACATTTTACATTAAAAGGAAGGAACATTTCAATATGACCAACAAAAACATAAAAAACGCAGTCGACCCCGAAAGGTCGGCGGTAATTTCCATCGCGGGTGAGGAATACGAGCTTATCCTGACGACTAAGGCGACAAAAGCCATCGCCGCCCGCTACGGAGGCTTGGAATCGCTCGGCGAAAAGCTGATGAAATCGGAGAATTTCGACGCCGCCCTCGACGAAATCGTGTGGTTGATTACGCTTTTGGCGAACCAGTCGATCCTCATAGGCAATCTGCGCCGACCGAACGAGCAGCGCGAGCCGCTCACGGAGGATATGGTGGAGCTCCTCACCACGCCGCTGGAACTCGCGTCCTACAAGGAGGCCATTTCGGAGGCCATGTTCAAGGGCACGAAACGGAACATTGAAAGCGAGGCGGAGGATGCCAACGCCACCGGGGGTGGCGCGTTAAAAAACGGGGAGACCGGGTAGAGCGACAGCGTCAGCAAGCTGACGCAGAGACATTTACCCGATTGTTCTATTACGGGACTGTTCAGATGGGCATGGGCGCGGAGGACTTCTGGCTCATGCCCATAGGCTTGTTTCTTGATTTATGGGAGGTACACAAGCAGTTTCACGGGATGGCGAAGCCTTTAAAACCATGCTCCATAGACGACTTGATCCCGGAGGGGCTTTAACCGAGCATCCCGTGATAGACCTCGTGCTTTTTTTCCCGCAGCTGCGCCACGACGTCATCAATCGTATTTACGGGATATTTGAACCCTACCCCGCCCGGCGCGATGTCCTCGATGCTCCCGTTATACATGGAGCCGTGGTAATCCGAGCCGGACAGCTTAATAAGCCCCCATCTGTCCGCCCAAAGATTTGCCGTGTCATAATCAGAGTTATGCTTCTGGCTGCCGTTGTATACCTCTATGCCGTCAAGCAATTGTGGCTCGACTATGGTCGTGCCGAACCTGAACGGGTGGGCGTGGCACAGGAAAAGGCCGTGTTTATCCGTTATTGCGCGCAAGCTTTCGGGTTCCATTTTTGTTATGTCTCTGCTTTCAAAGAGGAAATCCTCGTCGAATCCGTATATCAGATAGTCGTTGTGGGTGGCGTTGTTTGTGACCTCCGCGCCCAAAAGAACCGTGAAGCCCTTCGGGGCGTGGGCTTTCGCGGAGCGGTAGCCGCTGAGGTAGCGGCTGATTTTTTCCTCCCACGGAATATTCCCCATCCGTTCAAAGGAGCGGTCTGAGAAATGGTCGGTTATCACGATGCCGCTGTAGCCCCACTTTAGGCAGCGTTCGACCACGCCCGCGCCCGGCACTTTGGCGCAATGGCTTGCCTCGCTTGTATGGGCGTGCATTTCAAAAATATATTTGCTCAAAATTGTTTACCCCTAATAACGGATATATTATACGGTTTTATTATACTCTAAAATCTTCTGCTTTTCAAGAAAAATCCTCTAAGGTGGTGAATATGCACAATGCCCGACTCGTTCGGCCTAAAAATAGGGATAGAAGGGGAACGGGAATTCCGTTCCGCCCTCCGCGACATAAACCAAGCGTTCAAAGTCTTAGGCTCGGAGATGCAGCTTGTTACCTCGCAGTTCGACAAGAACGACAAATCCGCGCAGGCGCTGACCTCCCGCAACACCGTCCTGAACAAGGAAATCGACGCGCAAAAAGAGAAAATCGCCACACTCCGGGCCGCGCTTGACAACGCGGCTTCTTCTTTTGGCGATACGGACAAACGCACTCAGGAATGGCAGATCAAGCTGAACAAGGCCGAGGCGGAGCTTAACGGCATGGAGCGGGAATTGTCGCAGAACAACAAGACCCTCGACGCCTCCGCTAAAGGCTTCGACAAGGCCGAGGGCGAGGTAGACGAATTCGGCAAGGCCCTCGACGGCGCGGAGAAAGAGCTTGACGATACCGGCAAGGAGACCAAGAATCTCGGCAAGGAAATGGACGAAACCGGGAAAAAGACCTCCGTTTTCGGCGACGTCCTCAAAGCCAGCCTCGCCGCCGACGCCATCAAAGCCGGGCTTACCGCCATCGTCGATATGGTCAAATCTGTCGGCGCGGCGGTCAAGGATTATGTGTCTGACAGCATGGGGCTTGCTTCCGCGGCCACCGAGAGCCAGACTTTGTTAACGCAGGTCATGCGGAACACGATGGACGCCTCCGACGGTCAGGTTCAAAGCCTCGTCCGCCTCGCCGAGCAGCAGGAAAAGGTCGGCGTGGTCTCGAAAACAGCACAGGTCACGGCTTTGGCGGAGCTTGCGTCCTTTGTTGAGCGCAGGGAGTCCCTTGAGGATATGCTCCCCGTAATGAACGACTATATCGCCTACCAGTACGGTGCGACGGCCTCGGCAGAGCAGGCGCGTAATGTTTCAACAGCCCTCGGCAAGGCCATTAACGGCAGCATCGACGGCCTCGCCAAGCAGGGCTTCACCCTGACCCAAAATGAAAAAGAGTGGTTCAAGACCGCAAGCGAGATGGAGCGCGTCGATTTCATCATCAACATGGTCGGCGAGAG